CTTAAATCGACCCCCGTGGATAAACCCTGTAATGTATGGGTTTCTCCTGAGGTCGAAAATCAACCAGGAACTCGTGGTGTGGACTCACTGCTCCTACCCGGGATGGGTCGGCAAGTACTCGATAATCAGTCATCCTTGCAATGCATGGTTTCAGAAATGGTGCGTGCTTACATCGCATCAAACCCCCCCCAACACGGACTTCAACAAAATGGCCCTAGCCAGAGCACCAACCTTGTTCTGGTAAAAGACGCCATACCTCCTCCAAATCCTCCTCCGCCTTTTCTTCCCCCCTTGAACCCACTTCCCCCCTTTCCCGATTTACATGTGCCTGATGAGAACCGGATAGTGAGAATTTTAGAAGATGAGCTACCGCCCATTTTTATAAACAATATTCCACCTCCTAATCCTGTTCTCCCGTTGCAAGCTGCCATTGTGCCGCCGCCGGTAGTAGCCCCTCAGCTACCAGTGGTTCCACAACAACCAGCCCCACCCCCGATAATTCAAGCGCTTCTTGCGCCTGCCCAGAACCTCAACCCCTTACCTCTTCCTCCAGTGTTACCATTAGTGATACAACCACCGTTAATGACCGCTCTCCAGGCTCAGTGCTATTTCAAAAGGAACGTTCAAGCGTTCCACGTTTTAGTACAAGAAGACAATGTAGCTTTTGCTAAACTAGCCAAACTTGGTATTCATGCAGATCAGCATGACCAAGGTTGGATAGGAGTAGAATCACCACATCCTGTCTGTGCTGCCGTGAGAAAATACATGATGGTGCGTGCTTTTGGTTTCCTTCATGGAATGGGTGTCCGAAACGTATATTCGATGTACGGTCACGCAAGAGATCGTTCCCTTTTGGATATCGTCGAAAGACAACCCAATTTTATACCTCCTCATGAAAGGATAAATTTGGCTATAGGGCGTCCTATAATTGTACCTCAAGACATAGCCCGCGTGATACCTGATTTGCCTCCACTCCCTGCAAACGTGACAACGTTTGATATAGTCATGGTAGACATTTATCATACGGAATTTGGCCCTTTAAGTCCTCAAATCATTCGAAATTTGTTGATCCATCCTGGTCAACGATTGGTGTGGATAGGTCATCGCTTTCGTGGTGACTTGGGCCACGCTTTCGAAGAAGGTTTGTGGGAACGAGTGAACAATCAAATACATTTTCTTCCTGATGCTTCTGCTGTTTTTTACCCACCACATGATCCATGTGATTGGATTTGGAATAGACAGAACGACGGAGATCTTGCTTGGGCTTATAAAGAATTTTTCGAAGATTATGGTATGGTAGTTTTTCAGATCTTGCCTGCGGCACCTGTCGCCTCAAGATGCGCCCCGGCGACTTTTCAAAAAGAAGCCACCTCTCTCTACAGAGCACCTCAAGGTATTTGGGAGTCTTTGGCCTTTAAAATGGTCTTAAGATTCCCGTCCCTTGCGACATTCTGGCCTCGAGAGACTGTGACTTTGAACGCTGACTTGAAAAAGATGTGTTCAGATTTGTTACCAGGTCGAGCAATCAACGCTTTCGTTTATCGAGGATTATTGACCAGCTTGAGAGAAAAAGCTGGGTCTGTTCCAATTTGGAATAAGTTGCGTAACACGTTCCCAGATCGCTTTAAATTAGCTCTGGAAAGAACGTTAATGAACGCAATTCTTTCTGATTTACCCGATCGGACCTTTCTTTTCGAAACTACAAATTGTCTAGAAGGAGAAAATTTATCCAATTACAATCATCAAGTAACCGCTCTAGGCAAAGACAGACCAGAAACCATGGCTTCCACGACTGCAAAAGTAGTCCTGGGTACTGCCATAGGTATAGGCCTTTGTATCTTTGCCAAGCCGTTGCTGTTCAGAATGATCCCAAATTTCCAAATGACTTCTGCGAAAACAGTAGTCGCTGCAATAGAAACATTCCCAACTTGGGCGCAAGAGCTCGAGAAAAAAACAAAAAATTTCAGAAATCACGAACAAGATTTTACCCAAGATCATGTCATCCCCTTTTTCTAAATACATGTTTAAATTTCAGGATAGTTTTTTGTTGCAGATACGAAACGTACGTTTGGTCACTTCCAAACTTGGTTTAAATCCTCTTTCGTTCTTAGATTATTTTCTCATAGCTCCCGTCTTAGAAGAAGCGGTGAAATCAGTCTCTTTGCCTTGGGCCGGAATCACTTTCGGTCTGGTAGAATATTTCACAAAATTAATCATGGGACACAATCCCGTGGTTGCTTTCCCTGCGTTGTTGTTTCACATCATGTCATCAAGAATACAATCGTATCGCACGCGCGTTATTTTACATTCAGCCTTTAACATGTTCGCTATCACAACTTTGGTAGCATGTAACATGGTAGGATGCGTTAATCTTACACCCGTGACATCCACATTGTTTTCTACTTCAATGTTGATGCAAAACAACCCATTGCGAAATCTACCTAATTATTGGGCATTACAAAAAGAGAAGTTAGAGACAGTCGAAAGAATAAAACTCGCCGAAATAGATTATCCTGCGGGCAATTACCCTTTCGAGGAAGAAGAAGCTAAAGTTGTCCGAAAGACAGCTTGTTATGTGCCGGTCGCAACTTGCCCCGACATGCAAGTGATAGGCACATTCATAGGAGACCCTTTGGAGTTAGATGACAAAACATCTCATTTCATGCTCCCCACGAACGCCCCAATGTTCGTGCCTGGAAACACTGACCATAATAAGACAACAGGTCTGCGCAATCGAATCTTGGTAAGCCCCCCACAAGATCCAGAGACCCAGTTGGAGAATTGGTTAGAGGTGATTCCACTCATCTATGATATTTTCCCAAAAGAACCAATCAGTTACGCACACGAAGTGTGGAAAGATGCTTGGTTAGAAAAATTTCCTTCGCTCAAAAAGAAAAAATACTTGTCACTGGACAAACGCAATCTAGAAATTTGTGTGGAAGAATCAATCCCTGGCGGAACAGATTTAATGCCCAAACTAGATGAAGCCATTAGCAAATTTGACTCTGTAAACCAAGAGTTTTATTGCAAACCTAGGATGATAGCAGTGGTGAACCCCATTGTTCAATATTTTGTTGGGCCAATCATTTATGGCTTAACACAAACTTTGAAAGAACACTGGGGTTTAACCAACCATTGCTGTCTAGCGCCCAACGGTTGGACAATAAAAATGACTTGGGGATCAGGGCGTACAGACGCTGGACTAACAGAATGGATGCACCACGCTTTGCGTCCCTCTTTTAAGACTATTTTTATAATTGTCGCTGGTGATGATGGTCTCATTATCATCAATGACGATGGTAAACTAACGTTTATAGAGGGAGACGCTGGCATGTTTGACCAATCCCAAAGTTTTGGCCCTCTGCGCGCCCAAGGAGCTTACATGCAATACATGGGTTGTCCAAAATATTTCACCGATATTTTACTACAGGTAGCCTGCTCACCCTATAAATTGACTTATAAAGACAAATCTCGCATAAAGGTCAAACGAGAAACGCGCCCCATCCGTGATACCGGAGGACCAGACACTACGTTTGGGAACACTGGTAATATGGGTTGTGCAAATTTTTTGTTTTTCCGGGAGTGGGATGGATCATATCTCAATTTATTAGACAACTTGCTAGCCCATTTCGAACATCTTGGATTTGACATGAAACTCAAAATCAGATACTCTCCTTCCACCGTCACTTTTCTCAAAGGCACGTGGTATAAAACCAAAGAGGGAGATTTTGATTATGTCTGGGGTCCTTTACCTTCGCAGATCATAAAGATCGGCAAAAGTTATAGGAACCCGAGTGAGTTTTATCCTCATAAGACCTATGCGGAGGCGTGTGAAACGTTTCTACATGACCAAGGTGCGGGATTGAGAAGGTTCTTGCAAGTCCCAGTGCTTCGTGCTTACGTGAAGCGTTGGGGACAAGGCAAGGCCGCCAAAGCAGAAGAGTGGCAGATCAGCGCCAGCGATAGGTTCGGCACCACCGAACTAGATGTAGAAGCCATGATGGAATTCATGGCGGAGAGGTATTTCGTGTCCCCACACGAATTACGAGAGGTAGAGGAGATGGTGGAGCAAACCACCGTCTTCACGTTCATGGTTCACCCAGTTTTCCTAAAACTGTGTTTGGGGGACTACGCGGCGGGAGCCGCCTTGTCCCACTTTTAAGTGCTGTTAGTGGTGTGTGGCCTCCTTCCCCCCGGGAGGACGCACCACTTACAGACCATTGGGGGGCACCCACAAATTTCTTTTATTTCATCTATTCCTTTTCTATTTCAATGTCATCCAAAACAAAACAAATTATTGTTGTTCCAAACAAAAAACAAAAGAAAAATCTAAGAAAAAATCGCCGCAAGAAGGCCCGCAAAGCAAAAACCGTGACATCAGTTATGGTACACGCTCCGGGAACTCAGAGGTCAGCAGAAATTAAGGCTCAACATATAGGAGCTTCGAAGACTGCTTGTGATTATGCAGAATGTCTTCTTGACCCTTCAAAAGTCATGACAAGATATCCTGATAGTAATAACAAGAAAACAGCTCTTTGTCGTTCTGAAATGGTGATCCCAGTTTATGCAGACGCATCTATTTCATCCGGCGCTTTTTCGACACTCATAAATCCACAAATAGGAAGTCCCGATCAGTTGGATCATTACAAGGTTTTGAACGTCAGTTCAGAGACTGATTTTGATCTAGCAGATTGGTCAGATCCTGCCAATTACTTGACATCGAGTTTCCCCGGAAGCCCGAATTCAGGTCCAGGCACTTCTTTGGATTGTAGAGTTGACCCTTTCTTCCACATTTTGTGTGGACAGCCTCCGGGAGCTTTCTTCATTGATGGAGATTTCACCCTTGGCCCAACACAACATCCCTTCGGAAATATCTTAGTCCCAGAGCCCAATAACAGTTATGGTCTCTCGTATAGATATCTCGTCCCAAATCCGACCACATCACGATTTTATTTGCCCCCCGGTCAATATTTCGTGGAAACACACACCCAAACAAGTCTCTTAGGTAACCCTACAATCAATTATATCACCGGAGGTGCAGGTGTTGATAAGGGCCAATTGAAGAATGAGG